CGCGGTCTTTGGCATCAATACAAGTATCCCAAAAATTCTCCGATTCTACAGCATGCTTATTGCGGGCCATTACAAGATTCTGGTCAAGTCCCATAATCAATTAGAAAAGTTACCCATCTTTCGACGGGCCTTTTCTTTATAGATTACAGGTTACAAAATCAATTAGTTGCTGCTTAGAAGTAAATACTTTGCCATTAGCATAATCATCAGCAAAGAAAGCCGCGGCTACTGTTTCTACATCGGGTTCTTCACCAAACTCATTAGGCGCGAAAATGTACTGTTCCCCATCATCTAGGTCAGGGTGAACTTCTTCCCATCCCATATCTTCATTATAGGTCATAGGGAAAAAATCATCAAATTCGCCTAATGTCATATATCCACCAACGCGGTCATATGAGAAGCACCAAATTTCAAATCCATAATGACCAATATAGCGCACAAAATTAAAAAGTCCTTCTTGCGGGTCTGTAAAAGGAGGGTTAAACCAATTATCCATATCTCGCAAATCGTCTATACTTTGACACCTAAAGGTATCAAGAAGATTATACCAACCTACGATTGTTGTTTTAACTGGATAATATTCCTGTATAGTTTTTAGCGTCATCTTAATAATCTCCTTCATAAAATACTGCGAAGCCATTCTCGCGGATAGTATCATAGTTATACAACACTTTGCAAAGTGCGGGAACAGAACTAAAGCCATTCCAATAGTCGGGGGTATGAGATAAAAAGTCAAGCATATCTTCCAGACCTTCTCTGTCTAACTCAACCCATTCGCCATTTTCAAGATCGTACTTACTTGACATATGGTAATGTAAAGACCAATTCTTACGATTATACCATAATTCCGCAGGCTGATTATATTCAAACTCTTCACCGCGGTCTTTGGCATCAATACAAGTATCCCAAAAATTCTCCGATTCTACAGCATGCTTATTGCGGGCCATTACAAGATTCTGGTCAAGTCCCATAATCAATTCCTCTTTTCTTTTTTCTTTATTATAACATAAATTTGAATAGAAGTCAAATATAATTAATCATTGGAATGATAAAAACCTTTGTCTTTATCATAATTTAGTTTACTGTGACACACTGGGCACTCATTTGGCGGTATGGTTTCAGATACACAACTGCCGCATTCAGGGCATTGCCAACGTCCGAAGCCATAGTGCCACCATTCATTATAATGATAAGTGCCAAAGCTATCTTTATCATTTACATATTCTACTAAATCGCTTCTAATAAAATAACGACTTTCTTTTTCCCAACAATTCCAATTTTCAAAAATACCAATTATTTCATCGTCATAATTGCAATGAGCAAATCGCTGGTAAACACCTAAATTAACCTGACACGAATGTTGAAGTACAGGATAGGTTGGTTTAGGATAGCTCTTGAAAAATAATTGAAATTCTTTGTTAGGTACTTCTGTAAAATCAGGCAAGTATTTGGCAATATCGTCTCTATACATTTCTATTTCTCCAAGCAAGATATTATTTTCTTTGCTGTACTTTTTTTAATTATAATCTCTCGTTCATTTTCTGAAATTTTTTCTCCTTCATATTTTGTAAGAATGAAAGAGGCTGTATTTATTTCTCGTAGAGCAAACCATTCTTTTAACTTGCTAACAGATCGACAACAATATAAAGTATCATCGTCAAATCGTATATTAGAATGGGCGCGTACTTGACCCTCTCTTGTGCAGAAAGGGCCGCCGCCATCGGGCATTTCGTATCTATAAACTACCATAGCATAATAAGAAGCGGCTTAGGCCGCTTCTTTATCCTTTAGAATAAGATTTAAAATAATACCAACAATCATAGCAAGGGCAGTTGTGCCAATACTTACTACTCCAAAATCACAAACAGCGCCAGATACGCCTAGTGTAAGAACAGAAGCGATTATTGTAATGTTTTTATTATTATTTAAATCAATATTATTGTCTTTTATAGTACGAATACCACTAAGAGTAATATATCCATATAGAACTGCTGCGCATCCTCCAAAAATACTGGAAGGAATAGATACGAGAAAAGCTTGAAGCGGGCCAAAGAAAGCCGCTAAGCCCATAATAACGGCGGCAAGGGTGATTACATATTTAGAACAAATACGGCTGAACCCCGTTGTACCAACGCTTTCTCCATAGGAAGTATTGGGTAGGGCACCAATTAGGCAACCAACTGCGGTTGCAACGCCATCACCAATAAGAGTATGACCGAGACCAGGTTTCTGTGTAAGATCGGTATTAATAACAGCACTTAATGCCTTATGGTCAGAAGTATGCTCACAAAAAGTTACAAGAGATAGCGGGAGGAATAGAAGCAGAATTTGTGGGATTAGTGTCCAATTAATATTAGACAAGTGTAGAAAAGCAAAATCGGGCACCTGAATTAACTTCATATTTTTAAAGGCGGAAAAGTCAATAATATCCAAACCGCAGGCCGTTAAAATGGCAGAAAATCCATATACAATTAAAATAGCAAATAAGAATGGCAGATTACGAATAAATCCTTTTCCATAGTGAGAAATAAGTGCGGTAATGATTAGCGTTAACATGCCAAGTCCTACGCCTAGTAAACTATATTCACCGCCAATTTGAAAATAAGTAGGAATAAAGGTCGCAAGATTAAGGCCAATAACTGCTACAATTGGGCCAATAACTACTGGCGGCAGAACCTTATTTATCCAGGCAGTACCAAACTTATTAATTACAATACCAATCGCGCAATAAACTACACAGACAATAATACCGCCAATAAGTACGGCAGTATAGTTCGGCGCCAATCCAAGCGCCAAAGCCCCAATGACAGCTGCCACAAATGCACCAGAAGAACTAATAAACATAGGGCTTTGGCCGCGAGTAAAGAGTTGATAAATTAAAGTACCAATGCCTGCACCGAGCATAGCTGGCGCGATTGGCAGACCGCAAATTTGCGGAATAAGAACTGTTGCTACGAAACAGGCGATAACCTGTTGCAATGCCGCTACCCATAGTCGTTTAATTGGTAGACGATCATTGATATTATAAATCATATTATTCATCTCGAATCTCCTTAAATTTAGGAATCACCATGCCTGTCGTATCCTGTAATTCTGGGACACAATAAACCTCAATTCCGTGATAAACGCCAATATATCCTGTAATTATATCTGTGTGTACAGTCTTTTTATTGTACACAGGTATAGGTGAAAAACTGTCAACCATTGTATTACAAAAATTAGTAGAGCCATAAATCATAGAATTTGTATTATAGGTATGTTTAATATAATTGTCTATAGCTGTAATTTTTTCTTTATTAAATTCTGATAAAATAAAATTCATCTTTTCTTTACTCCATACACGTTTTACCTATAACTAAAGCCTACCCAGCCACATTCACACTCATATTTATATTGTGGAGGGAAACTAGTGCATACTATATCTAATCTTTTATAGATAAGGCGGCCGCACTTAGGACATAAGATATTAGTTAGTTTTCGATTGGGTGTCCACATATTAGTTGGCTCAGGATGCGTAAATTGTTCCCAGGTGATTATTTCACTCATTTTATTTCTTCTCCCATATAAGTTATTCCAGGAATATAATTTTCATTATCATAAATTGGGGCTAGGCCCTTTCCTTCCTTTATTCTTTTTAGTGCAGAATCAAGCGGTTCATCATAATTTTTAACTAAAGTATAAATTTGTTCTAATAGCTCGGTAAGTCGCCTTATTTCTTCTTTATAGGAGTGCCAAGTGTCAGAAGCATATTTATCATACCAATTTTGGAATAAATTTAAAATTTGTTCTTTTAAATTATTCATTTTTATACTCCTTTTTGAGGATTGGTATAATTTCATCAAATGAATTATGAAGCGTATTGTCGGCGGTCGCGTATAAAATCATACCGTAAAGCATTTGGTTTATACTGAAACTACGACGCCAATCTTTTTCATTTAGGTGATTGGTGCGAATATCGAAATAATGAGCATAATTTTGTTTATTAAATTGCGGCCAAATAATTTCATCCATTATTTTATTAAATGCTGCTGCACGTTCTTCTGTAGTTTTAATAGTCTGTAATTCACTTAAACAATCAAGAATCTTATTACAAAAATATTTCCATCCATATAAAACGCCCATTTCACACATAGTGCCAATAGCAGACTGTTCTGGACATAATACAGTATAATCACTATTCCAAAGTCGTTCAATATCTGCGGCAACAATTTTCTCCGCAAGATGGTTGTTTTCTTCTTCTGTCATATTAGATTTATCATTAATTGATTTGTTCTGAACGGGGCTATATACTGTGCCAGGTATACCCGCTGCTTTAAACTTATCATATTCTTCCTGTCGCGCAAGATTAGAACCATGTGTCATAATGTCGCCGCCGAGATAACCAAGTGGTTTATTTGTTTCCATATCTATTCTCCTTTAATCCATAGTATGAAAATACCATGTTCGTTCTTCTTCTGAGCCATGTTTTTCCAGCCAATCCCATGCTTTATCGTTGTATTCATAGTAAAGGCTAGAATAAATTTGTGACATATCATCATCATGTTGGTCATGCCAAAACCAGCATTTGTGATTTAGCACGGTAACAAGCGCAGCAACAGTCACAATATCATCTTTGTGCAAATCATACTGCTCGGCCGCGAGCTTATTTAATGCTTCATCTGCGTTGCCCTTTAATGTTCCATCTATGTCAGCTAAATTAGTCAATAGCCAATAGCGTTTTTTAAGTGCCTCAAATTCTTCGCCCATCATAATTCCTCTTTTCTTTTTTCTTTATTATAACATAAATCTTAGTAAAAGTCAAATAAAAAAAGAGGGCGACCGAAGTCGCCCTTTATAAAATTTTAGGTTGTAGGTTCAGCATCCTTATCGGCTGCCTCTTCTTCCTCTTCAACGAACTGAGCCTTGTATGCTTCCCAAGCTTCATCATCTTTGGTTTCTCCTTCAGCATCTTCCACAAGAGCCGCAAGAGCCTTAAAAGCTTCCTGGCTTACGATAGAAGCATTAAGCATAGCCTGCATCATTTCAATACGCACGTCTGCGAAAGAACTTAGTTTCTCTAACATAATAGGTACCTCCATTTGGGCTTTGCCCAGATTTGCCATATGGCTTAAAATATATGTAAGTTAATAACCTATTGTTATCTATGGTTTAATCCATCAAATCAGCCATCGCGGCTACATCACTACGTTCAGTTTTAAGTAGTTTTACCATACCAAATAAAGGATGGCCCGCAAAGGCTTTAATCATTTTAGGGATACCACTCTTAGATTCATCTTGATAATCGCATTGTTTTACATCGGCGCAGAAAATAATTTCACTATTTGCCGCCATACGCCCAACAAGTAGTTGGATATTTGTGGCAAGTAGGTTTTCTGCTTCATCTACAAGAACAATACAATTTTTAAGATCGCGCCCGCGCAAAGTAGATAAATGCGCAGGTTCGATTGTCTTATTTTCAAGATACTCTTCAAAAAGTTGTGGGCCAATGTGGTCTTCGATTTGTCGTAGCCAGGGATATTGTTTCGCAATCTCATCACCTGGTAGTGTACCTAACGTGCCGGCGCCCTTTACTTCCAAATTGTTTTTTACAAAAACAATTTTATCAAATCGTCCTTGCTGAATTTCATGTAAAGCATAATTTAAAGCAAGGAATGATTTACCAGTGCCAAATTTAGCTACGCACAATTTAATTGGTATATCTCTATTTTGTAATAAATCGAGATACATCTTTTGTTCTAAATTGCGCGGGCGGATTTGTTCTCCCAATACAGAAGTAAAATTCTGGTATTTAAGGTTCCGGTAATTTTTACCGTTCCAGAATAATACATCTTTTAATTGCCCATCTTCAAATATTTCCGCAAACTCATTTATGCGGCAGCCTAATACATTTTGGCTCAAATCGGTATAAAGTTGCGCCATAATATTTTCAGTAGGTGTATATAATCCCCAGCCATTATATTCAAAACCGTCCTCGTTCAATACTCTATATAACTCAGTTTTAATTTTCGGAAACTGTTGAGCAAATAGGTATTGTGAACTGTCGCAAGTAATAAAATTGACTTCTTCTTTTGTTTCTCGTGCAAGAAGCAAGGCTTCACATAATATACGATGATCGTGAATGTCGCTTAGTATTGCGCTCTTATTTATTAATTTGTCAATTTTCTCTTGACTGAATGGCTTTTTTGTAATACTTTTAAAAGCAATAATATCTCGCGTAGCTTGTCGCGCGAGATATTTAATATGCTCAGATTTATTACTAGACTTTATATTTTCTAGCTCCATAAGTACTGTTGCGCTAATAAAAGTATTTGAATACTTTAAGTATGCGCCTTCAAGTACAGCTGAAGTATCTAAAAAGTTAATCATTACTCTTCACATCCGTGCCAATAATTTCATCTATTAGGTTTAATTCTAACATTTCTTGTGCAGAAAGAAACCACTGATGTCGTGCTTTGGAATCATACAATTCTTCCGTGATATTAGTGTTAGCTATAATAAAATCACGGATATCTCGATCTACCTTATCATTAAAAGCCATTACATCAGAAGCAGATTTGGCTTCTGTGCCTGCGGCCATAGTGATATTACCATCATGAATCAGCCCATAACTACATGGATAACATTTACGTGTAATTTTATCATTCTTTCCACCAGCGGCTAAAATTACTGTAGACATAGAAGCAGCATAACCGCAAACCAAGATAGTTAAAGGCTTTTGATAATTGGTGAGATATTGCGCCAAAAAGAAGCCATCAGCAACACTACCACCAATAGAATTGATGATAAGCGTTATAGGTGAAGTATCGGAATCATTTTCAAATTCTTTTAGCGGTAAGTAGACTTTTTCAACAATACTCTCACTAACCTCTTCATTGAAAATGATGGTACGATGGTTAATTAGCTGGTTAAGATATTGATACTCTTCAAGAGTAAAACCGCCTCTTAACAAATCAAGTAATTCTTCTAGACTAAAATCCATAAGTTCCTCCTTATTGTTCAGAAGAACAATTAATTTTCTTGTGCAAGAATCTTTTTCAAGGTGCAATCAGATGGATTGAGGTCATCACGTCGTATTCTTTTTAGGTAAGGATGACGAATTGAAATGCCAATTCCATCATCATTTGCTCCTGCTGTTGATACCATCATGCCGCCAATCGTAACAGGGCAGAGATACCAACTGTCAAAATCATCTCGCAAATTTATCTTAAACTCATCTGTGAGGCCAGCGACCGCGCAGAGAGGAATAAGGTTATTATTTTTATCATAAACACTAACTTGTATCGCGCCACAAAATCCATTAAAATAATTGCGGCTAACGGGAATATAAGGTTCGCCATTTTGATAGGCACCGAAATATTCACCGAATACAAGCTGGCCTGTGCGGGAGTTTTCCCAAAGCTCCCAATGCCCAATATCTTTACCATTGTAAGATTTCTCACAAGGGATAAGACCAGTAATTACAGCATCAACATCGTTAGAAATTTCTTGCTTTACTTTACAACTATCCCAAGCATGAGGACCGCGTTTACCAGGCTCATATTTGGCGCTCTTTTTATATACAACAGCGCCTTCTCCGCCCGCGGCAAAAATATCGTTCATTTTATCAAAGAAGGTTTCATCCATTGGTTCGTACTTTACGCCTTCAACAAGCGGAGAATTGATTTGCGCGACGACTTTAGGAATATAAGAAACACGTTCTTCTACGCCACAATCAATAAGCTCTTTACCTTCATAGCAAAGAACATCAAAAATACGCCAATGGAGAGGGTTATTTTTCTGGCGGCTAAGTGCCTTATCAGTTAGGCAGCGAAGAATACTACCAATATCACGGTCAATATCACCCTCACGGAATATTTCTCCAAGAATAACGGTTGGTTTAGAGAAAGCATTAACAACACTATCCCAAAACATTACCTTATCCTGTATTTCACCATAGGTATGCGTCTTAACGCTAATGCCGCGAGTTTGAAGTACACTACGCTCAGGAGTTATGATACCTCGCGCCCAATTGCCGTCAGTTTTAAGACTCATAATATAATTACCCGAATTTGCCATTTGCTCCAATTTCTTATGGAACGCTTCTCTATCCATCGAAGCGGCAGGGGCGTAATATTTCATGGGCTCCATCGTAAAAAAATCAGTCATATTTTTCTCCTAACTCTTTAAGATATACTATATTATATCATAAATTATAACTAAAGTCAAGTGATAGAGGTACTGAGCGCCTTGCCAATTTGAGCCGCGGTTTGCGCGAAATCTAAAAGGTTATAGTTTTTAATTACGCTGGTAAATTCAGCATAATTATCAAGCGCAACTTCGCCTTCGTTTTCCTTTTGCTTCTCATTCAATTTTGGATTATCCCAAGGAGTTCCATCTTCATTATAACGAGAAACGCGGTAAGTAATTACATCATCGTTATACTGTTTTACTACTTCAATTTCATTTGGATAACGATTATCTGGTATAAGAACAAAATCAAAACCAAAATAATCTATCATTACTCGCGCGCATTCAGCAGTAATTCTAGCCCAATAGTCTGGGTCAAATTGTCTAAATGAGTTATTGCCTATGTCTTGAAGTAACTGGCGCCCTTCGATGTCCTTTTCACCATTCCATCCAAGATACATAGTAGCATAAGTTTTTACTAAATCGGCAAAATGAAGAACCAAAACCTTTTTATTGTTTTTCTCCATTCCATACTTCAAGCATTCAGCAAATGTGTCTTTGCCGTGTCCAGCTTTACCACTAATTAGAATTACCTTCGCCATTTACGCCGAGCTCCTCCATCTTTAGTTGAAAATAAAAATCCATAAATTCTTGCTCTTCCTCAGAGCAAGTATCTCTTGCCTGCTTTAAAATTTGTTTTGCCATCGCATATGTTGGCGCATTAATAGCCATATCGACTAATTCTTGTATGACTTGTTTGTTTTCTTCGCCAAGTTCTGTAAATAACTCAACCATTCTTCTTCTCCACTTTTATATGTTGAACAAGTTCTTTGTAAAACTCTTTCGCGACATCATCATCAGTAATTGTAATTGTTCTAACTGGTTTAGCCGCGATTCTATCTTCGGCTGGTGGGAACTCAAATACATAATAATTTGTCATACCAACCGGTTCTCGCTCTATATAGGTTTCTATTGTGGCTAAAAGTTTACCAGAGGTTTTGCTGTAAGTCTTTAACCACCTGACCCCTTCATTAGATTCTGTTTTATTTACAATAGTGTCAGGATTAATTTGTGCAATAAATCCTTTATACTCACCACTGTCAACTTCATAAATACTAGTTTCCATTATTCTTTTCTCCACGCCAGGTGTTTTTTAGTCGGTCTGTTGCTTGTTGTACCAAAGTATCGCACTTTTCATTCCAGTACAGACCGGAGTGCGCGGGCACCTTACCAAAGGTATACCAAAAATTATCAAAATAAGGAATAATTTTCTGCCACTGATCTCGGTTAGCAACATTCTCTTTTTTGGAATTGACCCAGCCGTTCTCCTGCCATTTGACATACCATTCTTGTAAATAGCAATTAATAGCATAGGCTGAATCACTATAAATAGCGACGCGCTCGTTGGGGCGCCGGATAGTGATTATATATTGTAATGCCTGAACGATAGCTTCAAGTTCCATCCTTTGATTTGTGGTTCCATATTCACTACCCGACGCTTCATAAATTTTCTTTCCGTCTTGGACTACTATAAAGCCCCACGCGCCAAAAGTCATTTCTTTTCCGACTCTTCGTAACGAACCGTCAGTATAGATTTCTAAATCAACAATTCTTTCTTTACTGCGGCGCTGTTCCGTCATCATTTACACTATCCTCCACTTTTTCTTTTTTATAGTATAGCATAAAATGAATTAAAAGTCAAATAATTATTCGTCGCGCTTCTCAAGTTCTTCAGCTTCATCAACTTCTGGTAAGCCTGCTACACTAGTAAGAATACTGGCTAGACCGGCAACAAGCGCAGAAGATATAACTACTGTCCAGTTAATTTCAGTGACAAGTGCTGTTGTGCCAATTACGGCAAGAGCAGTCTGTGCTACAGTTTTAAGCGCGCGAATAGCGGCCGCGCGTAACCACTTTTTAAAATGTGCCATATTATTTACCTCCATTCTTACGTCTCATTTCTTCTTCGTCCTCGGGCAAATCCATAATTTGTTTATAATAAACTTCACCTTGGCCATTACCCTTTAGACCTTTATTGTAGATATTAAAAATATTTTCTACCTCTTTCTTTTCAGCTTTGGAAGCCCAGCCACGTTTTACAACTAATTCATTACGCCAATTATGAAGAGTATCAAAAAGCTCCATCTTTGTGCCCTCTCCAATAATTTCTAATCGGCCATTAATATGCGAGACTTGCTCTCCTAGCTCATTAACTTGGCCCTTTAGGGTCTGAATATCATCATTAATTATGCCGACAGAATTTCCTATACTATCAAGTTTGTCGCCACTTGTTTTTGCATTTCTAAGAAACTCAGATAGTTCCTCATTGCGTTTTCTCCAATTATAATAGAGCGAGCCTATTTTTTTGAAGAAACCTACTATTTTATTCCACATGGGGTATCCCCTCCGTTTTATTTTACAGGATTTTGCATATCAGTTTGAAAGCTTTGAAAAAGATCTAACAATCCTGCTGCAAATAATATATGTAATTTGGTATTAGAAACTGCGGTTTGAGAAACAGCTGTCCAACGACTTTCCCAATTCTCCTGGTCTATAGGAATATCTTCATTAGATATTGGGTTGTTAATAACAACAGAACTAGATACAGAGTAATTTGCTAATTCAGTCTCTGTCTGTGTCTTTAACTTTTGAAGTTGGACTACTACTGATTTTAGCAATAAAGACGCTGGATAAAATTTACCATTTAAATTATATAAATGTACAAAATTTGGAACAGGAACTTCACCAAAAATTCCTTTTAATTCTCCTAAAAATTTTTCTGTATTAACAAAGCCATCATCAAATAGTGTCATCAAAGCACCAGCGAGAAGATAATTTTCTACATTTTTTAAAATATCGGATTTTTTATCCATTAATATGGTGCCGCCGCGAGGTGGAGCATTAAGCACAGCTTCAATTAATTTTTCTTTATCCAAAGTAGCAATGCCCCCAACCTCATACATATCATTAATTGTATTTATGGCTTCAATTGCACTATAATCTTTGCCTAAAGAACCAGCTTTAAAACCCAATTCTGTTGTATAAAATTCATATGACTTTACTGAAATACTATTATAAAATTGATTCTGTAAATATCTTTCTAGTGCCTGTAATTGTTCTGTAGCATTTTTACAGGATTCTAAGGCTCGCTTGGCTAATTCAGCGTTTTCTTGCGCCAATTCTTTAAAAATTCTTGCGGCCTCGCGCACATTTGGTTGATCTTTATTCGTATTTTTATGATAGGCTTTCATAAAATCTTCTAAAAAATTAGGATAACTATCTGTTAATGCTTTTATGCTTGTGGCTTGTTCTTCAGATAGTTGAATATCAGAAGAGTCAATAGGCTGAAAATTAATTGCCCAAGTTACGTCATTTTTTAATTTAATTGTTGTTCCATATACCGTACTTTTTGCTTGAACAGCCTTTTGTATCACCTCATTAAGGGCGTTGGAGGCATCAGCCATAAACTCTGCCACGTCATAGTCATGTATCATGCTAATTTCTATACTACTGCCTATTTTTGTATTGACTATTGGCATTATTTTTGCTTCATTCATCATTGCCAAAAAAAGTTCATTTTGCTTTTTTTTGTTTTTAACGCTTCGTAATTGTTCTCGCACTTCTTCATAGGAGCGCCCCAAATTATCTTGCAATCTTTTTGCCATAATGTCTTTAAACATTTTATAAAGTTGCTTACGTGCATCCCGTAATTTATCACGAGAAAGTTTTCCTGAATTAATGGCTTGCATCACTTTATCTAATTCTTCAGTCGATAATTCAGATTTGTATGCGTCTAATAGTTGCTGTCTGCCATCTTCTTGGTTATACAGTTCTATTACATAATTTACCGCCATATAGGCCTGATCAATTAAAACTTTACTTTCTAAAGATTGCATAACAGTTGTTACAAATTGACTAACAGGTGGCATTTCTTGCGTCATCCATGCGGTATCTTTTAAATCTGCTTTCACGGCTTTTAGTAACTCAGTATATTTGCCGAAGCCGCCTTTGGCTGCTTTATTATAAACAAAATCTTGTAACTGCGTTTTAAAATCTCCTTTTCCAGTCATGCTAGCGGCCCATAAGTCTGAAACTTCTTTCATAACATCCTTATCCTCAAAAAGTGCTTTTAAAACTTTAGTAGCTTGATAATTAACTTTTTCGGCAATTAAGGTTTTAAAACCATAAATGCGCCTATCAGTACTTGCTAAAATAGCTTTATATTCTTTATAGTTTGTTGCGAACCATTCTTTTAAACTTTTGGTAACTGCTACTTTTTCTCCTGTCTCTTTATCTGTAATGGCCCTTGTAATTAATTCTTCTGGGTCTAATTGTTGACGTTTTTGTCGCTCAGACAGATGGAGTCCAAAGCTTTTATATTCATCATCAATTTTGCTTTTGTTACGTTGTATATCTGTAAAAGCTTGAATTAATTTTTTATAATCCCATGCCTCGTCCTGTTTAGGGAGCAGCTTGAGCAGTTCTTCTATTTGTGTTTTGGTGGCGCCATTTATTTTATCTGATTCATGGAGCTCAGTCAATCTTGTTCTCATTTGAGATATAAAGCCTATTTCGCTTTGATATTCTGCATTTGCTAGACTCTCAATTGAACGGATAAAGGTATCTATAATTTTTTCAAATTCAGTATATTGCTCCATCTCAGAGGGCCGCACTTGACGAATTTGAAATGCATGGTTGAAATGAGCATCAACGGCGCGCGTTATTGCTGGTTGTGGCCCATATCTATAGCTATTTTGGCTTTCATTAAAATTGTCATTAAATATAGAAGAGAAGAAAACAAAACGCCTACCAAACAATTGTCCTTGTAAAAGGTCTTCTGCTTCAGCCATCATCTCACCTCCCCAAATAAAAAAAATAAGCTTGCCGGGGCAAGCTTTTTAATCAATTACATCGCGTTTTATTCTATGATAATGACTGAAATCAATTTGCTCATATTCATCCCATTTTACTAGTCCTTCACTTTGTGGAGCATGAATATTGATACCATGCCAATCATAATAATTTTCGCCGATTTTAGTAACAAAATGGCCTTCAATTTGATCATAGTAAATCGTGCTATTAGGGAAGCGTTCATGCAAAATAAGAGCAAAATAATAACAATTGCCATTTAACCAATAGCAATTTATTGGGAAACGGCGCAGAATAAATTCAATTACTTCATCTTTCATAATCTGATACAATATACATCCTATTAAATCCGATAGGTACGAGTGAGAAATCAATTGGGAACCAACCATCTTCATACTCTAAAAAGAGCATTACAAATTCGCTTTCGTCGTTATCAAAAACTGCTATTACGGTATCTTCATCTGTAAAAGGATACATAAACTGAAACTCTATAATTCCCCAGTTCTCTTCAACCTCAATGTCAAGCGCCTCGTAAATCGCAAATTTATTGGCCAATCGCGTTCCAAATAGATCATAGATAATACTGAGTGCGGCGCTATCTTCAATGTCGGTTACGAACTCAAAAGGAATTTCTGGCCTCGTAAGTGTTAATCCCTTTAAAGTGGGAGAAGAAGTAGCGAAGCAAGTAAATGTAAACATTAGCACTAAAATAGTGAGCAGAATTTTCTTCATATTATTTCATTCTCCTAATATAGAGTAGTAAAGTAAGGGAAAAGTTATTATATTATTTTACATTCATCAACTATTTTTATAATGTTGCCGTCTTTGTGCTCTTCATCAAAGAAGCAATAGGCTACACCGGTTAAACAGTTAAGGACATATGCGCGATGTGACCATACGGCGCCAGTATCCATATCAACCTTCAGTCCTTGGCGCTTATCACTCTTTGACCACTCACCCATTTTATCATGCCACACACATGGATGTGCGTTTTTAAGGCTTTGATCGTTCCCATAGATTCCTTTGGGTAGCGATACTGTAGGGGTGTGTCCGAAAATACCAATGCGACCAGTTTCCCAACCGAGTGCCAGCAAGTTTCTATCCCAAAGCAAACGATTAGTAGATTCTGAATCTGGCATTGCCCCATTGTATTCGGCTTCCGCTACTTTAGAAAAATGTTCATAGGTAGACCCAGCGTGGCAAAAGTCAAGATTTCCAAAAGAGAAAGTAAGCGGCAAATTTTCAATGGTATCTACAAAGTCTTCGTCCGCGCCATCAACAATCCAATCCTGTATAGTGCGCGCGCCACCATTATATAAGCAAAGAGAAAGGGCTGGCATTTTAAGAGGAGTAGCATCAATGCAGAACTTTCGCGCGAACTCTCTATCTTTTGACTTGAGCTTGTTATATATTTCATCAGACTGCGCGCAAAAACCTATAATCTCATGGGCTGCATTAACAAACAACTCTTCATGATTTCCCTTTAAATAGCCTACTTGCGGATTATCAAGCAGTTCGCGCATAATGCGATACCCATAGTCGCCTCTATCACAAGCATCACCGCCAAAGATAACATGAGCTTCACTATCTTTTTCAAAACACCAATTTATAATGGCGTCATAAAGGAAATAGTCGCCATGTATATCTGTAAAGTAAAATACATCGTGCATAGTTATCATCCTTTCTTACCACAAATCTTCACTATAAAGTTCTTTAAGCATAGCATCACAGTCTGCTGGAACCTGCCTACTATAAATTGCTTCTAACCAAGCGGCGTGACGATTTAGAAAAGTGCCATCTTCATCTAAAAAGCCTTCTTTTGTAATAGTATAGTCCACATTTTTTTTATAACCAAAACTATACAAAATTTCGTAAGCATCGCTATGTCTATGACAAGGAATAATTATTTCTTTATTTTGCCTAATATCAAAAATTTTAACTGCCGCCTTTACTATCATAACTTTCCCTCACTTTCTTAGTAAAGTAAGGGAAAAGTTATTATATTATTTTACATTCATCAACTATTTTTATAATGTTGCCGTCTTT